AATATCGTTGCAGTTGGAACCTTACAACCAGAATCAATAGCAATATTAATTAAGGAATTAGCGACACTGATAAACGTGCCGATGGTAGTGGTATCGGTTGTAGTTGACGTTATTCTAACAACGTCGGCAGCTGTCGCCGATACAGCAACCATGGCTATTTATCATCCTTAACTTGTGGTGCGTCATCACCGGCCTTGTCTTCTTCTTCACCAACGGGCGGTGGTACTTCACCAGAAGCCACAAGTGTGACTTTATTAACCAAGGCTTTTGCTTTAGCTTCAGTTAATTCTATTTCAGCACCTACAGGAATCGATACTTTCTGTGGTACATGCATATTACGTTTAGGATCGTAGTCCGGATTTGGTACATTTATGCCTGTTTTTGTTACTGTATACGTTTTTGTCTTCATGATGGGAACCCTTTAATCTGATTAAAATAATGGGGCCGAAACCCCACTAGTGTCGTACATACCTTGTCGGGTATTATGGGCTTAAATGCATGATACCGGTTTTACTATTAGAATCACTGCTGATGTGAACCACCATCGCAGAATAAGCGGTCATCCACTGCTTGGTCATCGGGTTAGTTTTCACATGAGGGACAACAATGATATCTTGAGCAACACCTAATTGAACAGTACGAGATAACATTTCAACCAGGACAGCGTTTTTACTGGTTAATGTCTCAGCCGGTTTGACTGCTTTGATCTGCGCAATTTGCATAAGACGTTCCATGATAGTTTTATCACTATTCGCCTTAAAATCGTTTTGAAGGTTTTCCCAAATATCATTGGCGACATAGAGAATTATACTATCGTTTTCAACACCACCTTGAGTTGAAAACATCAAGCCAATGGCAGTAACAGTTTCGGTAATGATTGCTTCGCTACTGGTTGCTAATGTCCAATCACTGATGGTATCGGTACCGCGATCTGGATGAGTAGTGTATCCAAAAATAGTAAATGCCGTTGAGTTAAACGATACGGCGATATCCGCGTTTCCGTTAAATAACGTCTTCTCATTCTTTAATGCGACTTCACGAATAGACGCGGCCATTCCCAAAGAACTTTTGTAATTAAATCCTTGTTGACGCCAAGGGATACCGAAAGAGCTGTGGGTAATTGGATTAGGCACAAAATCTTCAGTGAATACGGTATCGTTATTATCAAATGAACCGGGATTCATTTCTTGTTTTGCTTCTTGGAATTCGTTGATATTTTCGAATCCAATTAACTGATCTGTAATGGCTGCATCGACAGTAAGACCGCCATCCATTAAATCAGTGATGCCGTTTAATTTACGCTGACGAACCTCGATTATCATATCCTTGATAACCAAGAAATCCTCATGGCGTACAGTACCATCAGCATTGTGAATCAATTCTTGTTTATCAGCATTACGCTCAATGATCTTACCTTCGGCATTCACCACAACATATTTTTGCAATTTATTCTCAGCAAAAACATTATGGTGTAACTCGCAATATTGAACCCAGTTGTTACCCTGGAACATAATATTAACGGCGTGTTCTTCACGACTCATTTCGTTGATTTGTTGTAACATACCCATGTTCCGTGCTCCTTAAGCGATGCTTGCTTGAATTCGAACTATTGATCCGCCACCGCTATTATCAACAGCGACCTCAGCATAGGCGATGATAGAATCACGTTGAACAGTGTCGGTTGCTGCATCAGCAAGAGCTTTGCGCAATGTACCGTCACCGGCTGATTCTAATTCATCACCTATAACGATTGCTGGTGCGCCCGCAGCGACCAAGGCGTTAACCTCTTGGCCAGTATGAAACAAACCGTAACGAACGGATTCACCGGTTGTGTAATCATCATCAATAGTGCCTCCATCGGCAATATTAGGGAGAGCAAACGCCTTGTTGGAATTAACGGCTGCCGTGCCATGACGTTGTACAGTACCAGCAGTAATTCTCTCGATGAGATCACCCGGGGTAATAGTACCCGCTGCTTTATTTTCTCGAACAACAGGTTCACCGGCAATACCACCCGTTAGCTGTATGACTTGTGTAACTTGTGACATATCGGTTCCCCTTAGTTAAAATCTAATTCAACATCGTCAGATGAATTGGTTTGATGAATCACACCAGCGCCTATGCGTTTTGTAGGTTTCTTATTAGTGCTCATTGATTGCAGAACTTTTAATTCATCTTCAGACTTTCCGGTGAGCATTTCGGTAGTGTAATCTGAATTAGCTATGATCCCTTCACGAAGCTCATTCAATCGAGTTTCTTCAGCAGTTTCAAAAGTATTAAATACTTCTTTCTTCGCAACGAAATTATCATAGCCGGTAAAATCAAAACCATCTTTGGTTAAGACTTCCTTAGCGTTTTCCACACTGACAGGCTTAGCCTTGAACAGTGTAGCTAATTCAGTTTCAGACATAGCTGTCAGCTCGTCTTCACTGTTGGTTATTACACCATTGGCACGCAGAGCCATAATAAACAGCTTTTTATCCATTTCATCCACCTCGTGGTCTGTGTTTTGAGTAACTTCTACAAATGTAATTTCTTTTTTGACTTCTTTACGATCGTCAACAAGCGAAACAGTATCACTATCGTCAACGGCGAAACTTTGCTTAAATAATTTATGACTTGGATTCGACATACTGGCGAAAATAAAACTTCGCGAATCAATAAAAATTTCTTCAATGAATGATTGGTGATTAGTACCAGTCTCAGAATCAACTAACGCTTCAAGCTGATTACGTAATTCGTGAACGGTTAATTCATTCGTTACTGTCATCTTATCTAGATTGATAATCGTAATATCTTCATCTAAATCAGAATTGGTAATTAACTCAGTACCGGCGTGTCCCCCGGCAGCTTCTTCGTTGAGGAGAATGGCAATATGATCAAATTCAAAACCTTCACCAACGTTTGTAAAGTCTTTGCCAAAATCATCTTTACCTTTCTTTGGTGTTAACCTATTGATTGTTAAGCCAGTTGATACACCGACTTTCTCACCATTCTCAATACGTCGGATTAATTCTTTACCATCGTCGGTGTTATTGGCGACTTCAATATCCAGAACAAAATCAACGAAAACGTCCTTGCCTTTTTTCTTAGGGTTCTGAGTAAATCCCCCTATGTTATGGCTATTGATTGCCATAGGATGAAAGGCGGAAACGTTCTGTCCATTGATTTTAGGATGTTTGGAAGGCGCAAGCATGTTATCGAATTGCATGAAACTTTTCTGCACTTCAATGTCAGGATATAGAATTCCATTCATAGCAGTATTGCCGCGAATTGGACGCATAGAAGTGATTATATGATCTCTACCACCAATTTTCTTCTTTTTGAATTTACCCGTCGTACGGGTGTTAATCGTAATAAAATCCATTACATGATTCCATTTCCCCGGTGGATTAAAATATAATCAGTATAGAAAATCTAATTATAGCCTATGTTTCCAGCGCTAACAATGTTTTACGTTGCTTGTCAAACTTTTCCTGTACTACCGGCGTATCAGCTTCTTCTATCACCGGACTCAAACTACAACGACACCGGAATGGTGAGATACTATTATTAATATCTGCCTGTTCTGGTGTAAATATCTGACCATGCCAGTTAGCATGTAAATCTCTTACCTTACCGTCACGTCGGGTCAACCATCGTACATTAACAGGTTCGTCAAGTTCTTCAGAAGCGATATCAGCCTGATTGATTTGCCCAATACGATATGCACCGGTAACTTCGGTTTGTGCTATTAATATCGCCCCCGACTTCGATACACCAACTCGAGCTGCGATCTGTGAACTGATTTCTTTTACACCAGTTCCTTGACGAACACCATCGACAAGAATTTGTCTTACTTCCCTCGACATCTTATCAGTATGACCTTTCAGGGAATCATAGGAACGAGTGAATAGAAACTCTAATGATTCCTGATGTATGGGTGCTTGTATCGCTGTACCGGCACTACTGATTAATGAAGGCGTACTGCTGAAATCACCTGGTGTCAATAATTCGGCTTGCTGCAGCTCTTCAACCGTTAACGCTATATTGGCACCTTGACGCCGTAGTTCTTGTCTCGAGCGAACGATAGCACGCTTATAGGCTTCAAGTTGATATTGCGCTTGCCAGTTCGGTGGTTGTAGGGTACCTAATAAAATTGAATCAATCTGCTGTTGAAGAAAACCCATATAAATTCTAATCTGGGCCGGATCCGCCTCAAGCGCATTTAACTGTAGGTTGTTATCGAGGGGAACTAAAATATCACGCGTAAACTTAGCCCATCGCCGGTTGATATCACGTTCCCAGCGACGTTCTATACCACGCGTTTGTGTTGGATCGTTTATTAAAGTCCCCATTTATTATTTGCCTTACAATCTCCATTTAACAGTTACAGTAGCAGTTGGATTACTTGCAGCTGATCCTGTAGCAATAGAAAATACATGTATCATATCGGCAGCAGTAAAGTCAGCATCAACTGTATTACTTATAAATTCACTAGCCACTAGTGTATAGGCAAATATATTTATACCATTTGATCTAACCTCAAAACCTTTAGTTGTATTCCCACTATTCTGCATACCAGTCACACTAATTACAGTACCATTTCTTGGGGTCAATACACCAGATGTTGAATTTTGCGTTGAGTTAAAGTTCAATTCGGTGTTATCCGTGGAACCATTACTACCAAATTGATAGGTTGTTGTATCAGATGAAAGCCATTTTGAGCGACTAGAATCATATTGATAATTAAAATTATCATCAGTACTATAGACTGTTAATCCAGGCTTAGGAGAAGTAATTGCTAATATTTGAGCATTCGTCATACCCATGATTCCAAAACCACGAGTGGTCGATACAAGGTCAAGAATTGTCGATGTATCAGGAATAGCTACTCCCATACCTACATTTCCATTGCTGCCGAGTAACAATTGATTTGCATTGCCAGCATTTTCAACGTGGAGATTATTTCCATCATGGTAAATTCTTAAAATATCTACACCACCCAAATCTTCAAGAGTAATACCGCCAACTGAATTATCTGAATTTTGTTTAATTTGTAATGTGCCTTGATTTGGCGTAATACCAATACCTACTTTTCCTCCATTCAATGTAAAAGTATCGGTTATAGTGGCAACAGTAGAAGTTGGAATAGTTCCATTTCCTGAATAAATACCATCGCCACCACCTACACTATCCGCAAGACCATTATTATCAAAGAAAAACCAGCCAGAATCGGTAGTGGAAACACCGCTTAAGTTTGGTGTAAGACCACCTTTTATTGGATTATTTACAACTATAGCTCTGGAACCACTAATCAGATTTGCATTTCCGACAGCGCCTTTTATGAATACACTTGTTGCAGTCGGAACAAATTCTGTATTCGTGATTGTAATATCTTCAAATACAGCTGTACCAAAATCGAAAAGAGCTCCTGATCCGTTAACATTACTAGTATCCCAAAATCTAGTCGCAAACCCTCCATTCTGAGATCCCGCAAAAGTTATACCGCTATCTACGGTACCAAATGATCCACCGTCAAAAAAACCTACAGCAGAAAGATTTTCGAAAATACCAACATCTTTCGTGATAATTAATATACCTTCAGCGCTAAATATAGATGTTTTTTCGCTACCTGCTGTATTTTTAAAATTAAACGCTCTACCATTGGCACAGTTAAATGTCATATTTTGTATTAGCATCGAAGCGTCAACACCTGTAAAACAATCACCTGTATTACTAGAAGTTAACGAATCATTAAAAGGATCGACACCAAAAACAGAATTACCCATAGCTATAATTCTGTTTGTACCAATATCAACAGCATCGATAATTTGATACGCCTCACCTGCATTGAGAGTAATGACACCGGCAATTGGTACCGGGAAATCAGCAAGGGAGAATACTTGCACAGTGGTACTTGGTAATGCAGTAGTAAGACGAGTAGTTATGTTTGTTGTTGAACTTGTGGCTAATACAAGATCTGCTAGGAAAAACGACAATAGACATGTAATTAAAGCTATTCTTTTTTTCATATTGATCACCATGAGAATAACGCTCCGTCTCGTGAATATAATTTTATAGCACCATAATTAACAATAATTGTTACACTTGATACACCATCGATAAGTTCTGATCCTTGTGTATCTATGGTGATTGTATTTATACCGGCATTACCACTTTCATCTTTAATGATAAATGCTTTTTCTTCGATAGCTATATCAGCACTACTAATAGTTACTGTTTGAGGAGATGCAGAAACATCAACGCCTGTGATTTCAAGCCCACCAACAAAACCACCAACAATGGTAGTAGTACCATATGCGGGACCGATAGCGGCATTAGTAAAACCACTGAATAATAGCAGTAATGTTAATAATATTTTTTTCATCATTATTGCCTTACGTTAGTTGTTGTTGAATTATCATCTTCACATGTGTTGCTGTTGTAATACCGGTAGCAACCATTTTGATTCTATTGATAGGACTGCCGAACGATCCACTTAATACGGTACCGTCAGCGGTAGTTGTGCCACCTGTTTTAGTAGCGTCAATCGTACCACCATTAGGTATAGCTTGAAACCCACCATTAGGTACTCGCTCAATGTAAGTCGTATATGTTCCTGCACCGGGTTCAACAGGACTACCACCGGCACCATCTAAAGAAACAAAATCAAAAAAGTTATGAGGAATATTTGAAACTAATTTATCTGGACCGGTACCCACATCAAAAATAAGAGTACCTGCACCTGCACTTAATGTTAATTCCTTTTCTGCTACGTTACTCATCTTCTGGTTCCCCTCTGTCGGTTATTTCTTCGGTTTCGATATTACCTAAATCTAATTCATCCAATGCACTTTCTAAAACAATTTCATCGCCACCGGGTAGACTGCGTGCTGCTGATAAGTCTTTCAATGATGTTGCTTTGTTTTTGTTAACTTCGGACTTTTCTTTTTCAGTTAACGCTGATTGTTCAGGCCATTCAACAATTAATGTTTTCGGTAATTCATCGATTATAGTAGCAGCTTCTAAAATTCTTAACCCAACCAATAACCAGGTTGTACATTCTTGATTTTCTCTGTCCAGTATCAACGCGTTCCATGCTGCTTTATCTTCACTACCAGCTAATTGACCACCACCCTTACCGGTTAATACTCTGATGGGGATACCTGTTTGCCCCGATATTTCCTCCACTGCAATATCAAATGCTCCTCTTGGGTCAATCATATTAGGCTGAATAACATTGGCCTTCATATCCTTAATGCGCATGAAATCCCGATAATCATTGGTAAATTCTTGCACCTCTGCATTCAGCGAAGCAACCCCTTCTGGGGATGTATCGATTTTTGAACCTTCTGCAGCTTCTAATACAAATTTCTGTCGGGCATTTCGATAATAACTCTCTGCAGCCGAACCTCTGACCTTATCTTTATCGATAAGAGCATCCCACACCGGCTCAAGTGCTGATGAACCTTCGATATCGTTTTCTAATAGACCCTCAGCCAATACGACAACACGCGTATAATGAACATTAACGGTTCTGGCACCTGCTGTTTTGCCTTTGGAGTTCGTTAAATTGGTAACTGTCAGCTGATAAACGATAGGTAAGCCAAATCGAATACTCATTGGGTCTGTATCAAATTTAGATATTTCAATACCGTCTTCACCGTACACCCGGAAATAAATATCCTCTAATGAACCACCTGTTCCCAATGGTTGATCGAAATCCAAACCATCTTGAATACCGATAAATAATACCGACAGCCTACCAATACGATTTAATATATCTGCACGCTCAAATGCTTTGAAAAATCCAGCTTCATGCAGATCATTAACCATATCTTTTAAAATTTCGTTGTCACCTTCTTTTAGTATAGGAAGGTTCCGCCAACACGCCTTTGCAATCTTAGCGACAACAGTATGAGCAATACCACCACGGCGATACATGCCGCGATAGTCAGCGTAAGAAGGATCGTCAAGGTATCCAAAAATCTGTTTATAGTTTCGTTTACCATCGGGTGATTCGCCAAATAATGCAGCACCGAATGTTCTCCTTAGAGTACTGGCAAGCGCGTTTATTATATTACCGCGCTTCCTATCCTCCTGTGTAATTTCAACAACGTTATTCTTCATCGTCCAAATGCCCCTGCTACGTTTTCATGTTCACTCAATTCATGTAATGCCCATACTTGAGCGTCTAACCTGTTAGGTGACTTCTTAACGCTAAACGGTACATAGCTCATAATCTCAGATTCTAAATCACCTAAGCCTGGACCATGTTTTACTCTACCCATTTCATATAATGCGGCTATGGGTTCAGCACGCGCATATTTACCTTTACTAGCATGGACTTTAATGATTCGACCGGTGAAACCATTCTTACGTAATACATCTTCGCATAAATCACCACCTTGATTAACCTCTACGACTATGGCATCAGCATCATGATGTTCGTAAACTCTGATAGCACGTAATGCCCAACTATTAGTTGATTCTTTGCAAGTATAATCACCATCAACGCTAAAGTTATCATCAGTGTAGGAACTGGCAACAACTATTCCAGTTTCGTCGCTATCTTCTTCGTTTGATACAGCCGGATCTAAACCAACCACTGTACGCTTTAGTTTCCAGGGTTGTTTCATGGAAATAGCAGCAGCAATCATCTTTTCAGTCCACAAAGCACCTTCTTCATCGAATTTCTTGGGAGCCTGCATGTATTGGCCCCACCAACGACGCTTATGGGCCATCAATGCTACACGATGCTTTTCACTATGCTTATAAGGCCATAACCACCCATCAGGTAATCCGTGTTCTATCGGTATGCCATGGGTATTTTCTTCCGGATACCGTTGTTTACTATCAATAATCACCGGTAGATTTAAATGGTGCCATTCTTCACCACTACCGCCACGCAGAAGGTACCCACTTAAATCATCATAATGTATGCGCTGCATTACGATGATAATGGGTACATCTTCATGGGCAATACGTGATGCTATGGTTTCGTTGTATTGATCGTTGACACCTTTACGGATCGTTTCACTATAAGCGTCAGCCGGTTTGACCGGATCATCTAATCCTAATGCACCGGTAAACTGATATCCTTGACCTTCCGGAATCATTAACCCTGCACCGAAACCTGTTACCTGACCGCCTGCGGGTGCTGCGACTACACCACCACCTTTATCTGTAAACCATATCTCTTTGCTGTTGGTATCCTCACGCGTCGTCATGGGCCACATATCTTGATAATCTTTCGATCTAACTATGGCACGCGCATCGGCACTATTTTTCAATGCTAGTTTTTGCGAATAACTAAGGTGTAAGAACCGCGATTGAGGGTTTATCGCTAATCCTAACGCCGGTAATCCAATAGACCAGAACTCTGTCTTGGTATATCGAGGTGGTACGTTAATGATTAACCGTTTGATTTCACCATTGAGCACACGTTGGCGCACATCACCCATCACCTCATGATGTGGTGCTACAATCATTTTAGAGCCGAATCTTTGCTTAAAAAAATAGCGATCGAAATACAGCGGATCTAATTCACACTCTAATTTTCTCGCTTGAATAACGCTACTAGCAGTCATCAGTCGGATCCACTAATTGATTAATAATTGTACTAATCCTCGAGTTAACAATCATTTTCAGGTAACCATTCGCATAACCATAAACGCCTATATTCTTCGGCATTCATAGACTTAAGACTTGCGATATATTCGTTCCTGGCATCTTCTTTTTTGAAAAACTTAAAAATACCATCGTTAGAAACAATAAATACAGTTTCCTCGCTACCGGGTAAAGCAGGGTCAACACCTAATATCATTGGGGAATTTCCTTTAGCAGTCATCGTTATCCATCATCTCTTGGCGAACTTTGGCGTATTCTTCTTTACTTAACTGCGTTGTCTCAACAGGTCCACCATTGACGCCAGTATGTTCATGTTTGGTTGCACAGTTCCAACCCTGCATTTGTGACATATCTTTAATGGCGTCACGTTGGGAATAACTCTTTACCTTAGTTCCTTCTTTGGTTTCGGATATTTCAGAAATGTTAGCAAGCAATTCAGGGTCTAAATCGTCAACGTGTTTTAACCCCCATTTAGTAACCCATAAAGGACCACCGCCGTTAGGGCACATACCAACATAATGTGATTTAAATTCTAATACACCATCGATAGTACCGCGTGCTTGACGAGTAAGTATTATCATCGCTTCTTCACGTTGCATAATACGATTATCAAAATCAGCATTACGAATAGATTTTAGAAATGCTTGGACTTTCTTATTGCGTTGAATATGACTCGCTTGCATTGCAATTGAGCTGTAATTGGTGGATGTGGGAAATGGCGATTGTTTATAAGCGTCCACCCAAGTCATACCTGGAACACACAATACATTCATGCAGATTTCTTGCATCATCACAGATAATTGATCATACAATTTTCGCTGTTCATCCGTGATAGTACACTTGAAGTTTGCAATTTCAATTTCAGTATCGGATATCATAGGTTAGCGCACTTCGGATCAATGACGAATACTTTTATAAACAGAAACGTAGGGTTTTGATTACTATCGCTAGTGGTAACGTCTGCAATTAGATGACTACAACCAACCTTTAATGCTGTCACAGGTGTAAAGAATACATCACCGGTATTACCTACTGTTCCAACTGATAATACGGTACCATCTTCAACAGTCCAAACAACACTAGATATGGTAACGTTTAACTGTGTCTTCAAGAATGCTAGATCCCAACTAAGTACCGCTTGTTCACCAGTAGCATTGACTATTGGTATTTCAAGGCTGGGGATAAATTCCTGTGATAAAGCCATGATTTAAATCCCCAACAATGATAACTGATGTTTTAATTCGTCATCAGATAGTATTGTGGATTTCATTGATGGACAATATTCCCAGGTGCCATCATTAGAAATTAATATTTGTTCACTGAATCCGTTTTCAGGGTTTCTAGATATCGCTAGACCAATAGGATGTAATATCTCGGTATTTATCTTTTCAAGCAAACCGAGTTCTGACATTTTATTCCAGTCTATAGTTTTTCTTTCATCACTCATATTAACCGCCTATTTTACCTAGCGCTGAACCCATACCAAGACCCTCGATATAAACACGGGTCTCATGGTTCTTGTAGTGAATGTCATGGTTAATGTCGGATGCAAGTGTTACTTCCATGCTATCAGTAAAGACAACGATTAAATCCTTACCTTTACGATAGACACGATCAACAGTGCGTCCACACATTAATTCGGTGATTCTGGCATTCGATCCATCAAACGCTAAACCGTTATGATTCGGGTTGTTGGTCATCGGGGGAATCCTCTTTTAACAGTGCTAGTAGCTTTTCAGCTTCGGGGGTGTACAGCTTAGCTTTATCTTCAAGTTTCTTTTCAAGGCGAACTACATCGCGTTTGATATAGTTGATCTTATCTGTTAACTGAGTCATCTCAATACTGATCTGATTCAGTCGAGCACGAGCACGTTTCTTATCACCATCACCAGCTTTACGGCTAACAAACTCAGCAGGATCAACAACAACCGCTATTTCTTTTAATAAATCCATCATACACCTCTTAAGCTAGTCGTTGAATTGCGTTGGTAGCATCAAACGCTGGGAATTGAATAGTGAAATCTGCAGCACTCGCAGTCTTATCACCGCCAAAATCATGAACCTGTACTGATGGATCACCGGCAGCTGTATCATTATAGATTAGGCAACTAGCAGCTGTGAAACTTGCAGTACTGAATACAAGATCATTGAAATCAATAAACGCCTTACCGGAACCTGTTGTTGGTACTGAAGCGGGAATAACAAGCGTACCACCCCCTGAAGTATAGCCTGTACCTGAAATCTCATTAGTTACTGTAAATGCTGTTGTATTAGCATTATTAACTGCTGTACTGGTATATAACGATAATTTATACGTATCGCCAATCGAAGTAGTAAAGTCGTGGATGCCTTTGTACAACTCACCTTTGTAGCTGGTTGTTATTGCGGTTGTGGATGCCATGCTATAACCCTCTTACAAAATATTAACTATTTTAGCAGCATCATAGCCTCGTGTTGGTTTAATTGCTACATAGCTGCGTGTTGGTTTAATTGCTACATAGCTGCGTTGGGGTTTAACAGCCGTAAACGTTATTACCGGGGTAGATTCAACACCAGTACTAACTGTAATAGTTCCTTGCTCACTGTTAATCTCCTGTCCTGCTAGTGCTACAACAGCCTCACCAGTGACAACGATAACACCCTGTTCTGCCGTAAACTCTTGACCAACAAGTAATACAAAGACACCACCGATATCAACAACAAGCGTACCTTGCTCGCTTGTGATCTCTTGACCTACTAATGATAGCGTAGCAGCGCCAGTAACGGTAATCACGCCTTGTTCTGATGTAATCTCTTGACCACCAAGCGCCACGAAGGTACCACCGACATCAACGACGATAACACCTTGTTCGCTGGTAATCTCTTGACCGACTATCGATATTGTTGCGGCACCAGTAATAACAAGTGTACCTTGTTCACTAGTAATTTCTTGACCTACTATCGATATTGTTGCGGCACCAGTAATAACAAGTGTACCTTGTTCACTAGTAATTTCTTGACCTACTAAGGCAATAGTTACAGCGCCTGTTGACGTAGTTTCAGTTAAAAACTTACCACCAACAATAACTTTTCTAGCACCAGTCTCAGTATAAAATTTTCCACCAACAATATATTTTCTAGCCATTAACTGAGACCTATATCAGTTCCAACATATATTGTTTCGCTGGCGACTGTCGTAAATATTTCTACTCTAGGGACGCTTGCTGCACCAGAAGAAGAAGCAAGAACTATTCTATATTCATTGTGTCCTGTTAGATCAACACCGTTGTCTTCCCAATTTGAACTTGCACTATCGTCTGTTAATTCAGTACCAGTGGCGATTATGTCTGAATTCCTGCTAGTCACAACAGTCCATGTTTGTTTATTCGTAGCATCAGGATGAGAAAGATTAATCCAAAAGTTAGTATCAGTTAGGGTTACTGTATTGGCTACCGCAATATATATTGTTATTTCGTTACTGCCAGCCGCTGTTAAGTCAGCAAATATTGCAGAAAGATCAAACCTTAAAGGAGATCCTAAACCAGCGTTCGCGCTCGTTATTATTTTAAAAGATACCTGTTCGCCACCATCAAGTGGTTCAGATTCTACCCTGACTATTCCAGTACTATCCTGATCTTCGATTGAACCGGAAAACTTTTCCGCATGTATTTGATATTCAGCTTCACTAGCGACGGCGCTACAATTTTCTGCAAAGAAATGATGACCAGGGCTAGCGAATTGTTCCTCAACAAATTGTTTGTTAGCGTTCATCTTGCAACGCCGCATATTCATAATGAAATTATCGTCATCAGTTGCAGAAGCGCCAAATTGTCCTACCATCCACCCAGTAACAGCCGATACGTCACATTCGTTCAATTCGATCGTAGCACCACCACCAGTACCGCCGCCTTGTATGAAATCATCCAATGTATTTGCCGTAGCTACATACGAAACATTGTTATGAACTTGCATAGCTCCATTATTGGTGAGCAACATACCTGCAGTCGTTCCATTAGTCCACGTTACAATACCGTCGTTGATTTCCATATATGCGCCGTCACCGGTACAACTAAGTTGATCTCCACTACCTGTTAACGTTACATTGCAATCGAAAAGAAGGAAACCAGCGCCTGAACCAAAACACTGTAAATTATCATCACTACTAAAATCAAAACCATAGAAAGTTGCTAACAATGCGTTACCGTTCACAATGACATCATTACTAGCACCTGTTGCCGACTCTTTGGCACCTCTTAAGGATTGACCCACATTATTATCATCAACACTTATTACCGGGACTGGTGAAGCTGTTGCAAGACCATAAGATCTACTACTTACCGCAGTGAAATCATGAACATTCGAAGCTCTTATTTCATCTCCCACCACAGGAGTTGTTGTTGCTGCGTATGCATCTTCTACACTACCATAATACTCAGATGTAGCACTAAAAGCAGTTGCCCAATTATCGGTTGCTGTTTTAGGTGTTGCATACCTTCCGCCATCGCCAGTGGCTGTACCGTCATCTCTTACGTAGTAAACAGCATCTACCATTACAACCCATCCTGTATAATTCTGAGAGCATCTAATTCTCTGGGATAGTCTTTAATTTGAGACCATATCGATTTAGTTTTTTCGATCCTATCAACTGTGGTATCAAAATAATCAGCTAATTGTTGATTGGTCCAATTGAGCGCGATGAGTTGAGGAACGAACTGTTTAAGGTGGTAATACATGTCCAGAATATTATCCGAAGTAAACCCTGCTTTTACCCAAGCGTATTGAACATTTTTTAGGGCAGCCTCTTTATACGCTATTTTAATATCATTCCTAACCGCTTCTTCAGCATCGCTTTCAGCAACAGATTTTAATACTCCCTGTTGATGAGCTATCGCTTTATTATCAGCATCAGTTTGACTGTCAGCATTAAATCCACCAATAGGAATTCTTCTACCATCAGAGAAAATGTATGTAACGTTACAACGTCGGCCTATTTTAATTAACTCATATGATTCAATAGCCATTATTAACCTCATTCCACAATTATTACTTGACAATAGTATAGATTATCCGCTTATCACTATCAAACGCATAGATATTTAGATAATAGTTCATATATGACCTGTTACGTTTTTCAGTACATTAATGGTCGTTACCGGTAAGTCGTTGTTTTTATTACAGTTGACTATAACCTATTGATTTAGTTAGTAAAGACCCGAAAACAGTGTTTTGGACCGAAAAATGAAAACGTTAACTACTTGATATTAAAGGTAAAGACCATTTGGTACCGAGTTGGACCGAACTTTTTTCCGGTTCTAACCTATTGATTCTTATCTTAGATTCCTATTTATACTACTAATACTACTAATATTAACTAATATTAGTTTTAAGTAAGGTATATATACTAGTAAGTTATAGTACTAGTAGCCTTATAATGTATGGTTATATTAACGTATGTCTGACGCATTATAATGTCGAAAAGGCGTTTTTGGAGGAATTAATTGGAATGGAGTAATAAAATCAATAGGTTAAGACCGGAAAGAATGCCGGGCATTCTCGGTACTTTTGGTTTTGTTGTTTTAAATCAGGAGGTTATGTTTTTAAGTTTTCGGTCCAAAATGGCGTTTTCGGTATTTACTGTTACTTATCAAATACTTAATGAAAACAGCGCCTTATGCGGTAGATGTGTGCATGGGAGGCACTATAAATACTACTGTTGTAGCCGGGAAGAGTCAAGCGCGAGTTTATTTCGATTAATATCCGCGAATAACAGGCATAAAAAAACCCCTAAACGCCGGTATCTGGCCAGTAGGGGTTTTCCGAGGTGAGATGGCTAATCGTCCTCTGCGGACTGTTATTATAGCATGTTAATCTAGCAGAACAGTGATTGTTTCGGTACCACCCGTGATAGAAACAACACCTATTTGATAATCATGAGGCCGTTGACGCGAATCACCGACTGTAATCCATTTATCATTATTATCAAAAAGTCTTAGTCTTAAGAGGAACCGGTGATTTGCCATCTGTTTTCGATAGTAATGCGACAAATAACCCCCACCTTGACGATATCCAACAAGGTAATGCATTAATTTGTTGCTATGCCATTGAATATTCGGCCTGCATGGTTTTTTACCGGTGGCATCGGAATAACCAAGATTCCATAGATGCCGAGGTGTTAATTTAATCACCGTAACGTTCCTTATATTGTTGTTCAGTGGGTTCTACCGGATTATTCTGGCACCATACGCCTGTAATGCTATGAGGATAATGATAACCATTGCAACGACACGTAGGAGAGCCCCTATCAGCCTCTTGAAACGCTTTAGTCGCTCGGTAGTAATCAACGTAGAGTTTGCCACCGCAACCACAGGTAGGCCACACCATGTATTCCTCTGGATGTTTTTTGAGAGTTTTACGTTGCTGACAGTCACGTTGATTACACCGGCATGGCCAATACGACCATGATTTACCGAATAGTAATCGTTTGGCTGTACCACGGGGTTGTTTCACGATAAGTCTATACCTGTGCAATCATATACTGTGTGCTGAGAAGGTCGATAGGCGTACCAAGTTGTATCAGTGCTTTTCTTACAATGTTCCATTATGAATTTTTGTCTTTCTGTGCATCCAATCAACAGTAATAAAATTAATAGATATTTACTCATCAAAATAATCCTGTTAATCGTTGCCATATTGTTTTGACAGTTCCATCGGTATTAAAGCAGGATGGATTGAGTTTTATTAATTTCGCTTTATGTTCTTCAAACATTTTTCTTCTATCTTCTACAGTAGCGTTTTCTGGAACAGGTTTCATTAACGGTATATGTATTCTAGCCATCAAAATAACTCCATTTGTATTACCGGGCAATCAGGCCAGGTAGTATTAGATTTATGATAGTTTTCAGCTATCGGTAAGTGCTGTAGATTCCACGGCACATGTAAACCACAAACGATGGTAGAACGTAACGGTACGATGTGATCAACGTGGTTATCATCAGGTGCAGTTAAGTAGATATGTTTTAACTGTTCTACCATCGCCTCATCAGTCCATGGTGGTGTACATTGCCAGATGTGAGACCAGTATTCATGAGAACGTTTCTGGTTACGTGTAGCATGACTCTCGTTATACATCCATAACGGTTTTTCCGGTCGCCCAGTACCGACATATAACGACATAGCACATGGCAACCGGAAGCGATTAGTCATGATCGATCACTGGCGATAGTAATACCGTTAATGTGATCTATTTCATGCTGTACCACTACTGAATCCAATTGCCTGAATTTACGTTTTTGCTTTTTTAAGTTTTCATCCGAATAAATAACCTGTATGAAACAATCCCTTTTAATAAACGCTTTACGGCCTGGATAACTCAAACATGTTTCACCTTCTATTACTGATACTTTCTTACCCCAACGCCTAATTATCTTAGGGTTTATCATTGTCAGTATATCGCTACCGATTTTAACCATGATTATTCTAAGACTGGCGCCGACCTGAGGTGCAGCAATACCTATACCTTGATTGTTAAAAAGCATGACATCTCGCATGACTTTTATAACTTCTTCTCGCTCACCGGTTGAATGATCGACATACTCAGCAACCTGTAAGAGTATGGGGTCACCATCTTTAACTAGCCTGTAATTCATCGAGACACCCCTGCAATATTTAAATTATTAGTAATCGCGGTGATTACATCAGCAGGTAGTAAGTTGAAATTTTCAATACCGAAATGAAACATGTAATGTAAATCACCAGCTGGTATAGTAGTGTCTTTGTAATAAACATAAGTATCACCAACACAACCGAATAATTGATAAGCAACATCCTTGACCGGGGATTCTGTAATCTTAAGACCATCACAGTAATAACGCGTGGTAAGACTGACGGCCATTTTACCGCAATCAGATATTCGCCACCCTTGTGTTAACGGTTCTTGAATGTTTTTCAATACGAAATAATCACTGTTGGGTTTACGTAATCCGATTAACATGATTCTGATTTCCGTTTAAGTTCATCAATGAATTTTAAACCCATATCGATATAGGAATTTAATCTATCAAGTATCGATTCATCTATTTCCATATCGTGAAATGTAAAATTGGCAGAATCACACACTCTATGAGGTTCTGTATGATTAAGTAGCCAATCATGCCTACGGTTTAACGTCTTTAATTGAGAGTCTTGTACTGACAATAATATTTGTTGAGCATTTGCTACACTCGAATATCCTATAATTTTATTATTCAAATCAGCCACAACCTGTTTAGCTTTCTCTATACCAGCTTTCATACCTTGACAAAAAGCATCTTCAAGTATTTCTTCATAATCATCACTCATCGTAATATCTCCTCAATAGCATTAGCGATTAATCCCACCCCCATCGGCGCCATCGTTATCAACTGTTCTTGTGCAGCGATAAAACCGGGTTCAATAATTAAAGCAGGACAGCGTGTGAAATGTAAAAAATACAAACGAGTACCTGGCTCACCGCGATACCATCCTTCCTTAATACCACGATCACGGTTAGGTAAGAAGCTTATATGTTCCTGCATGATTCCAGCATATCGTGCACCAAGAATACTACCGGGATCATATAGCGTTTCAGCACCACGAACCATACCGCCATGAAACGAATTAAAATGAATCTCAATACACAATTTAGGATTGATTTTGTTGATAATGTTTTTCTTGTTAATAAATAGTGGTTCGTGAATTACTTGGTGACTAACGCTGTCTTCCAACGCGATCGACAACAACGTAGACCACATCAGTGATAGCGTGTACTCGTTGAACAAACCGTCTACCGCCTGTTGTGCATTTGGTCCATGTGCAACACTGATTATTAAGTCTGTCACGATTCGTATTCCTTAAGTAGAGTTAGCAAATATTGTTTTATTTCAGCAGCAGCAGCATAAGCAGCATCAGCAGCAGCAGCAGCAGCTTTTGTAGGATTTTCTAAATAATTTTTTGCAGCTTCAATTGCTTTTCTCGGTCTATCATCATCGGGATATTTTTCTTCAAAGATGTTTAAAACAGATTCAGCACTAAAAATTGCAACTTTAACAGATATAGTTTTAATTTCATCATCAGATAATCCGGTAATACCTTCACCGATTAACCATAAAATGTCCGACGCGCTATTATCAGTTTCAGTTAATAAACTAATAGGTGTTTCATCACCAATATTATCAGGTAGTTTTGAATATAAAAGATCGACTGAATGGCATGGCTGTTGGTTTTTTAAGTCTTTCAATGTAAATGTAAGTGTGCTCACGTTTGAATCCCTCAGTTATTTTAATCATTGATTGTAATTCGAGTTGTCGTACTTTACGCCAGCCACCGATTCCCTGTAGTTTCCGTATTAGCATCGATATACTCCTTCCTTAGAATGATATAAAGATCCGTATGGCCACCACCGGGTTTAACCAAACCATACTTGATTAATTTTTTACGCATTGTAGACTTGTCATAGCCTAGACGTTTAGCAGTGAAATTGATTTTACCCTGATAAAAGATAAACGCTTCTATTATCATGATATGTTCGATTTCTAAGATAGTTCCCTTACCAGGACTGAATAATGTTTTACGAGCACCGTCACGATAAGTTAATTTAATACTATGCAACATGTTCAGCCACCATGAGTATAATGAATAACACTGTGATGATAGTTTCAGCGTGATCGTTTATTAATATTAATAGTTTCGTGTTAATCGAAACCTCGAATATTTTCTAACGGTAACCATTTACCTTTATGTTTCACCATACATCCAGCTGAAAAACTATGTCGATAAGATTCAAACGAAACGGATTTTTCTTTGCAACTCATTCCTTCGTGATAATGTATACCATAAAATAACGAACATAATAATAAAACTCCCAATACAGCAAATATGATTTCTTCTTTACAATACATCTCTATCTCCAGCGGTTAATTTCAATTCTTAGGATCACTATAGCCTTGATGAATATTCACTACAACTATTATTTTATTATATGAATATTCACTTTTAATAACTAAATGTTCTTTGATGAATATTCATTATAAGTTATGATCAGCGACGGAGGAATAAACATGGCAACAAACGCAGAAATTAAACGATTATCCAACGAACGTAAACGCAAGCAGAATCTAATACCTAAATACGTATGGATACACCGAGACGATGAAGTTAAATTTAATAACTCTATCAAAAGGATGAATAAGGCTCGTGGAATCAACTGACCGTATACAGCACGTTACATCAACTGACCGTGAATTTTTACAATTGATTTGGGGTATGGTTTATCTCTATACCGGGGGAAAACCGCAGTCTACAACATTACTAAGGTTAAATAGGATGATTGAAGCACTACCGGAAGTTAAGAAGATATCACCAGTTCGCTACTGGATACCACGCATTAAGAATGTAACTCGTGAAAAAGGCATTAAAAAATTATCGAGAATGTTTAATCAACCATAGAATGAAGTTTTTTACCCACAAACGGAGAATGTGTAATGTTTACAGGAATAGTAATTACAATGATCATTGCTGTCAGTTTAGTTAAGTGGTGGGAAAGTAAGGGGTGGATATGATTAAACACCGGGGCTTTTAGAGCCCCTTATTTTTACTGTCGTTAAATAATTTACCAGCTATCACTTTGTCCTAGATAGTTGAAACTCAACTTACTCTGGTTTGCCAGTCCGTTACATACCGCCAAGCCATCTTTTTGAATAGTTTTGACTTCGCAGAATCCGGCATTTTCGTTTTGTGCAACAGTGGCGCCTCTTTAATGTGTCGCAGCATGTAATGGTCTTTATAAGGCGTTACTGTTAGCAGTCCTGCATACTCTGGGACATCAATTTTGTCAGCAATATCAGGATGAACCAAAAACCAGAATCTATTTGGCAGGCAATCTCGGGCCTCTAGCATGTCATGCTTTTTCACCTCTACACGCCTAAAACCATTACCCCAAGGTCTAGTTTCATCATTAATAGTTTTCCACCAGCATTGCTTTTTAAAATCTGCCTTAAAATCTGACTTGCTAACTTTAATCTCGATCTCATCGATATAGCCTGACTTTCTAATGCCGAGCAGATCGGCTTCACACCAAAAATCTAAGAAAACATTTGGCAGCGTGATTTCGAATTTGTCGCCCCAACACCGATAGAAAGTCTTAGCAATTATAGTGCTATTAAGCTCTGGAGGATCTTCATGCCGTTTTAATATAGCCATTTAAAGTTGCCGTTATGTGGTGCTGCTATGTCAGACGAGTTTCTATAAACACTTTCGCAGAAAGTGATCGCCCTGGATTATCTCAAATACGTCAGCTCCAATTTCGTCTTGGTTTTCCGCCGACTTCAGCGCTAGCATTATTAATTTTCGACACATCATGTCTTTCTTATGCACTTGTTCCATTAAATCCTGATTCTGAGTAAATAGAGCGTCAATAGTCTTTCTGTCCCGCTTTGCCTTGTCTTTCATGACTCCTCCCCAGGTATCACTATGTCGGAAAACTTGTAACTCAGTTAAGGCGACCGAAGTCGCCACGTAATTATAGAGCTTCGAATTCAGCGATAGCCGTTTTTATTGCCTTGGCTGCTTTCTTTGATGTGGTTTCATCTGGATGAATACCATCACCTAAATCATTGAAATTATCCCAAATATCAACCTGTAACGCACAAGAAACCTCTTGAAGAATTCTAGTGCGGTGAATAGTCGCCATCTCATTCCAACCGGCTTCATCAATTACCCATACAGCACCGAATGCAAGAAAACCACCAATATTTAATTCACCGTATTCCATATATTCATCATAGATCGGTGTAAGACCTAATGCACAAGCTTGTTGACCAACACTCACTAGGGTATCAACCATTTGATTATAATCAGCTGTTACACAAGGCGATGATCCAACCGGATAAATTAAACTATGTACGCAATCGTTAGCTATTGCGAATATGACATAATCAGCATTGAAGTCTAGCGTCACAGGACTGAATATTTTCCCCAATCCTTTGTCGAATTGCTCTTGATAACTATCGAAGTGGACACATGGACCAAACAAGCAGGTTGTATAACCAAATGTAGCCGAACCACCAACGGCTTCACTAGTCACTAAAAAACCTTTTCGGTATAGAGCACCCTCTAAAGGTAAGTAACTACCTGAGTTAGTAGAAAACGATAAAGGACTCCTGATCGTCACTAGAGATCCACCGGCACCAATTAAAATAGGTTTTTGTGTTATTGGTTCGGCATGACCCGATATTGAGAACGCTAATATTAATACTGTAAAAATGTTTTTCATTGTTTTTTCCTAATTGGTTTAAGTAAGTAAGTTTATGTTGTTTTATTTATCTGACTTCTCCTTGATTTGTTCGTGATCTACCATACCCAGACATTCGTCGATAATGTCATAAACTTTTTTTGGTAAATCAACTGTTAAATATATTTTTTCAAGCGCAATTCTAAGTTTATTTTTTTCTTTATTCAGTGCTTCTATCTTACAATTATAACATGTAAGCGGTTCACTACCTTTATTACGTGATTCACCACAATGATATGTCCATCGCCCCACGGGTATCGTTTTACCACATCCTTCAATAATCATCACACTAACCCCTCTACAATCGCCGGAAACTTACCCGGCATTATGTTTTCAAAATTATTATCAACCCTAACCCCTGTGAATACTCTAGGCTTTCCACCATCGATAGATTTACGCGTATGCCTTATGGCATAACTACACGATAATAAATCACCTCTAAAACTTTGAGACTTCATCGGATTACGATCGTTAACAGCACACCAACGCTTATACGTATTATACAATGCTGTTACCGGGATAATGTCGCCGGGATCGGCTGTAACTGTCAGACAATCAATCATAAACGCTTTGATAGGGCTTAAATCTTCCTGCAGTGTTTCCATCATCTCGACACTATCAGCGGATTCAGTAAATTTACCGTTGCTTTGTAAACGCCTTAACCCCTGCAATGCCCAGTTGAGTATACCCGGTGCCTCTACAAGTAGCTTTTCAAGGCGTTTAGGGTCTTCCTTACCTAGATATGAGTTTCTAAATGGAATCAGTATGAGACGCCCTGCAAGCGCTCCAGAGCTATCCAAGAATTCTGGCATCTTATTAGCACATAAAGTGAACCGTGTAGGAAATTTAATCGTAATAGCACTGATGTGTTTTCGATCAATAGTGATAGGGTCACCACCGGATATCATTTTTAACGTTTCAAGCACTTCATCGCGTTTATTAAATGAAACTTTGTGAGCATCACCAATGACGGCGATTGCTTTATCCTGTAAAGATGCCAGTTTTGCATCCTTGGCTAAACCCGATAACGACGGTGCACCAACGTTATGAGCACCGGCCATATGTCGTATGACACCACAGACTGTCCCTTTACCCGCTCGGGGAGCACCAACAAGTACAGCGATTTTTTGAAATTCATATGATTGTACGAGTTGGTAACCGAACCATTCTTGTAACACTGCGATGAGTTGTTTGTCTCCGTTAAACACTTCATTATTGAGATAGTTAATCCAATTACTACAGTTAGCATTATGCTGATAATCGTAATCAAGACAGTGCGTGTAGTAGAGTTCATGCGTGTGTTCCATCCATTCGTTATGCGTAACATCTAAAATACCATTTTTAAAGGCTATGAAGTTTTTAGGATTCTTACCGGGGTTATTAATCCAGGAAGGTGTTTTATTGATAGTGTAATTTGTAGTTAATAATTTTACAGCGCTTGCGGTTTGATTAACGGTATCCATGTTCGGTCTAGCGTCTAACATCGCCATTAATACATGTTGACCTAATTCTTTAGGTTCAAGTTTGCGCCAATGGGTACCTTCGAATATATAGGATTCTTCCTGAACTGTGATGTAATGACGATTGATTTCGGAATGACTTTGAATAAATACACGTGCATTGATGGTATGATTTTTTCCATATTTAATATCACTCATCGCCACACCTTCGGCAACTACGCGTAAATCTTCTTCACTACCCACCTGTTCTGTTAATGGAGGTGCGGATTTGAATTTCCCTGCTGTTGTCTCAGCACCGACATTATTTAAACCATATTTATAAGCATTTTCAACAACGGTTTTAATTGTCGCTGGTTCTACTGGTACCGGCCAGGATGTTTCCCACCATTTCGTTATCTGCTTTATGATTACTTCGGGTGACAACCCGTAATCACGACCATAGTTAGAAGCAATATACAAAGCATTATTATAATCACCTTCTTCCGGCGATATCGAACTAATGCGTTGGATGAATTTAGCAATCGATTGGTCATCGTCATTGATAATATCCTCACCGTTTTTGCGTAATTTTGGCGCTGTTAACCAGCTGTCGAGTTCTTGTTGTTGATTACCCGATAGAACGTGTGCTGCAGCTACATCTGACAATGTACAACGTGCTGCAGGATTATTATAGATGATTTTATATTCTTCAGGTGATTGCGGATTTTTGAGATGATTAAAGCCGGGAGCACGCATGACACGCGGTAAATCATGAAGTCTGTCCTTGACACCGTAATATAATGCTAACGAGTATTGTAAACGCTGCCATGTTTCGAAATCGGTTGATTCTTCGATTAACCAATAAGCATGCCAGTACCTAGCATTGCGAGCAACAATAATATGAGGATAGATTCCCCATGATCCGTTATCTGGTAAGTCCTGGTTGTCTCCGTCAATGAAACACGCTCTTGCTGATACAATATTTTTTGACGTTCTTCCACTACCATCAGTTTCGTTGATTGTGACATAAACACCACATCCTTTAGTTTGTGCCTGTTGTAATTTAGGCAATGCGTTATCGTAAGTCGAGTAAAAACTCCGAGCCAGTTTTTTACCGGAATCAGATTTATCACTATCATGATATAGTTGCCAATGAACCGAATCATCAGCATCGCCTGTTAAGCGTTGGATGAATTCTTTTGACATAAGGTTAACTCTACTAATTTTAGTTTATGTTCTGAAATACAACGCGGATAATCTAACCCGGTATATTGCCCTAAACTAGAACCTGAGAGATTTGTAATTTCTTGCACTTCGTGGAAACCGAGTTCCCGAACGCACTTAGCTAACCTCATTTTTAATTTTCGTTCTTGTGGTGTTAACGTCATGGTTGTGTTGCCCCAGAATTTATAATATCAATTACAGCTTCTTCATTAAACTCTACACCTAACCATTTAACATATTTAGGACCATCACTTGGGAAACAATCGTAAGGTGTAAAAAATCCCGACTTAGTAGAGTAATAGTCGCTTATATGATCATAATATATTAATTGATCATAATAAAAAAACTTATAAATTTTATCACGGTATATGATTTCTTTATTGTCTTTGATAGCGTGTAAAATATGAAGCGGATTAGTCACGAAAACCTCGTATAAAATGCCTGAATAGCAATTTTTAAATCTAGAGTACTTTGGGCAAAAAAACCAATGCCGCCAGAAGAATTAATAATATCGATAAAATTCTTTTGCGCTACTTCTTCAGGTTTACCAGTATAGCGCCAACCTTCTTTTTTACATTCATCAACCATTATAACACCGATCGTATGACCCACCATTGCCTGAGTAACTACTACCGGAAGTACACAAATTAAATCGGATGACTTACGGACTTTATTAATTTTAGCGCTCTCATTACCTAATCCGAATCGCACAGGTACACCTTCGGGATTCATCAATACACCAGAATTATTACGATAAGCTTTACCGCCTAACTTAGTAATCTCTAATCGTTGCTCATTCTGTATTTGCGATTCTGGTTTCATTTTTGCGTTTCCGACTTAAGTTGCTATTTGGTCTTCCGCAAGAAGGGCAAAACTTACGTTTGTATTCATAAATATTTAGACAATTTAAGTCAATACATGTTGTTACTCTAACGGTCGGTTTCATTGCGTTTATCGTCCTTAATGATACCACGAATGATTTTCTTAACGTCACCACACTGCTTAATAATCTCATTGCGTTTGATGACTTCATCCGTTGCTGCAGCTTGAGTAATAAGATAGTCCATTCTATTCATGACTATACGTAATTCGCCAATATCTTTTTTGTAAAGAATAATTACTTTGTCAGCCATAATATACTACCTGTTAATTAGTTGGTGCGAGAGGAGGGAATCGAACCCCCACGTTGAGTTTGTATACCGCTGATTCCGCGTATATCAACAGCCCCAACATATAAGATCCAAGGCACCGTGGCCACCATATTTTGAACCTTATACGCGTCTACCAGTTTCGCCACAATCGCTTATGTTCACAATAGACCACAAAGAATCACAAAGCAATACGTTCAATTAATTTTTCCGCATCTTTTTTACTAAGTGTTCTAGCGGTGTACACATCGCATTGAAATAATTGAGTAAATTGCGCATGTGCTTGCTGTATCGTCAAACCTTTTTCCCGAGCCTTAAGTGACCAAGCTTTAAGACTCTCTTTAAGTTTCAGTTGTATGGTACGTTGTTCTTCATGATTTTTTAATATCGAATTTGCAACAAGTTTATCCCGGTAATTACGTTTAATCATGTCGCGAATACCATCCGAATCCTTTAATATGTATTTAGCTTTACCTCGTAATTCTTTCATTTCATCTTCAGTCATTTCAACCAATTCACCATCGACAACCTTCAATGCACCTCTACCGGCAACAGCATACAATTCACCACACCAAGGACAACAACTAGCTGGTAACTCATAATCACTTTGGCAATCGGGATTTGTACAAGTCGTTAATCTCAATGCATTTTCATTAACGCTACTGCGTTTCTTACGCTTGGTTGGTCTATCAAGATATTCTTCCCAATATAAACCATGATCAGGTAAACCATGTTCTGCAACATTTCCAACATGATCAAATATCCAAGCGTATTCTTTACCTTCTAATTTACGTAACGGTCTGAAAAATTCTTGAGTAAATTTACCGTATGATTTAGTAGGATTAACAAACGATGCACAAAAACACGCTGGTACGTCAAAACCTTCACCAAATAAATTACAGTTAACGAGTTGTAAAATCTCACCGGAACGAAACTTTCTAATGCCATCCCATCGTTCTTTATCCGGCGTTTTAGCACTTAATGCGATAGCAGGTACACCACGAGCATTAAATTCAACTGCTTGTTTTTCACAAGCATCTATATCTTGGCAAAATGTAATACCGCGTAAGCCGTTGGCGTGTTTAATATAAGTACCAACCACATCACCAACAATATTTTTTCTTGCTAATGTTTTTTTAGTTTCGGCGTAGTTATATTCTCCACCGGATAATTTAACGCATGACATATCACGATGAACTTCTTTTGATAATGGCGTACGTACTACTCTATAGCGACTAAGATCACCGGAAGTTATCAAGTCGTGCGCGGTAACACCTTGCACAATAGTATCAAAAACACCATCGCTAATACTGCCTAATCCTTTCCGGTCTAGTCTACAGAATGTCGCGGTAACCCCCAGCCCATAAGCATTGATGAATTTACTAACACCTCTACCCCATTGATTTTCTAATAATAAATGGTGGGTTTCATCCATCATCCATAAACCTACTTTAGATTCCCATGATATCGTATTGGTGTTATTTAATTTACCAATGGATGCAATACATACCTTCGCTGTTTCACTAAGAAATGATTGTCCTAATTCTTCAGTATGTAGATCACCAATGAAACGACGTGTTGAAGAATTACAAATAAGATCATGATGTATACCGAGACTGGCAAATGATAAACTAATTTGCGATAACAAAACATTCCGGTGAGCAATAACCACAACGTATTGTTTTCTATTATTAAATTCCTTACCGATAAAACCCATCGTATACGTTTTACCCGAACCACAAGGTGCTATTAATCCAACGTTTCTATAGCCGTCGTTCCAAGCCTGATAGGTATCGGCTATTAATGGTTTTTGATACCACCGGGGTTTTATTATCATAGTGTACTTGACTCTCGGTTAATGATATCCTACATTATCACACATACTTGTGAAAACGTCCAACAAATAGGAGAGGACTAGAATGACAATTGAAGCAGATATGGAATTAATTTCAAATCAATTACGACAATTATTGCTATGTAATGAAAATATATTACAGGTGATACAATCATTGGGGGGTAAACCGATTATTACAGGTGATGGCAGTGGTATAGCGATACCGGGGGTTGTTGAGGTAACGGTGTCAAACCAAAGTGGTGAAGTGGTTAACATTGATGTGGTTGATTTCGGTGAACTAGATGCAATGGGTTGCCCGTACGATCCTAGTATTATGTCAACAACTAAATCGAAGAATAAAACCGGGGCAAGAAAAGGTTGTTGGTCTAAGCGTAAAGATGCTGATTACACTCAAGAGGAATTCCTACTTGATTGTCGTAAATTAATCGCTAAAGTGCAAGCAGCTAAGGAAGCTACACCAGGCAACGATGCGCCGACTGCAGCAGTTGAAGAAACAACAGATGAATTACCACCTCAAACAACCGGTGTTGCACCACCTCCACCCCCGCCAATGACAGCTGTTACCGAAAACGTTAGTGAACTTCCATCGGTAGACGCGGAAACTGTTACCACTGAACAGTTCGTTGAATTATGTCGAGTGTTTGTTTTGAAGCATGGTGATGATGGTGCACACTGTGTTAGTGAGCTTATGAAAAAGTGCGGTCGTGCTGGTCAGACACCTGATGATATAGACCAACAAGACCAATTAAGCTGGATCACTAAGCGGATTATTGACCATGATGCAACCCACGCATAGTTTATTGTTCCCACCATCGAGCGCTGAAAAGCGCTTGAACTGTTTCGGCAGTGGTTATGCCGAATTAGAAATGCCCGACCTCTTCAGTCAACCAGCTGAAGAAGGAACAGGTGCTCATATGCATTCGGAGGCATGTTTTAATTTAAACTGTGACGCCTTACGTTTTCTTGGTTGTGAATTTAATCATATCGAAGTAACACGTGAACAATGTGAATACGTTCAGATGTATGTTGATTTGATTCGTGATCGCCCAGGTGACAATCGGTTTATCGAGTTGCGTTTATCGCTACCGGAAATATCAGAACAGCTTTACGGGACGCTAGATAGTGGTGTTTACGATAGTATTACAAAAACACTATACGTTGATGATTTGAAGTATGGTTATAGTTTAGTGACTGTTGAACGTAATGGACCGTTATGGGTATACGCATTGATGTTTTTGGTTTTTTTAAAGAGTCAAGGATTAGCTGTTGATCATGTTCAATTAGGTATTGTTCAACCGCGTATTGGTGATCTGGTAGAAACTAAATTAATATCTGCTGTTCAGTTACGTGATTGGGGTGAAGATGTTTTACGGCCTGCAGTAAAAGCGGTTCTAGATCCAAATTCACCACGTACACCCGGCGAACATTGTAAGCACTGTAAGGCGAAAATGACTTGTCCTGAATATTTATCTTGGTGTGGTTATGTTATTCAACCACCGTTTACTATGAGCGATGAACGAATAGCAACTGTATTACAGTGGGAGAAAACAGCAAAACAATTAATTAGTGATGCTAAGGCTTACGGTACTGAACGACAACAACGAGGTTTTCATATTCCTGGTTGTAAGCTTGTTAAGAATCGTAAGCATAGACAGGTAAAAGATAAAGACGAATTACCGTTTGCGATGTTAATAGCTGGTGCTGAAGAAAAACAAATGTTTGATTATCCAGAACCAGTACTTAAATCCCCTGCACAACTGGAAAAAAGTATTGATAAGAAATTACACCCACAACTTAAAGAACACTTTTACACCCCCGAAGGCGGTAGTACTATTGCATTGATGGACGATAGCAGAGTCGCCGTTGCAACTACTCAGGAGAAATTTAAACATGGCTAAGAAATATGAGTTTCACGAAGTCTATTCACCACCTTTTATAATTACGTTTCCGAACTTGGTTAAACCTGATACTTTTTCCGATAAACCGCAATTCAATTTTAGAGCGTTATTTGGGAAAGATAAAAGTGTGGATTGGTTTAACAATGCCGTTGCTGAATGTGCTAGAAAGAACGGAATGATTAACGCGCAGAATCAATATACTATAGCTAAGTTTCCAGACCAACCGGCTGACGGCGATTTGGCAGTAACTAAAGACGTACCACCTGTTGTTTATGAAGGTCATCCTGGTCATAACTGGCTTAAATTCCGCAGTAGTGACAATGACGGACAACCTTCGCCTATTGGAATCATCGATACCTGGGAAAACGTTCTAGAAGCTAGCACTGTATACTCTGGTAGTTGGTATCGCGCTATCGTTAGATTCTGCATATTCGATAATCAATTTGGTGTTGGTGTTATGACTCGCTGTGACCATTTACAGTTTCTTGGTCATGCCGAGCCATTTACACAGAGTGGAGGAACCAAGAGCACTGTTAAGGCGTTCTCTAAGGCGCTACCTGTTGAGGGCTTGCCTGCTAATGTCGCTGTTGCACCGGCTACCACAGCGCCTCAAGCAGCTGCACCGGGGAATACACAGGCGCCACCACAGACAGCAGCAGCGCCCACGCCAATCCCAACACCTACGATGGCGCCAGGTGAATACGCTTCTGAGTTTATTGGTGATTCTAAGACTAACTCAGCACCGGGGACAGTAACAGCTCCATCACCACCGAAAACGGCAGCACCACCCCCACCTACGCCGACACCAACAGGGCCGACAATGGGACCAAACGCCGATCCAATGTTAACGTATGCTAAATATATCGAGTCGGGTTGGACTGACGATGTGATGCGTGCAAATGGTATTATCATTTAGTGCGTTCACGTATTTGTGATAAAATAAATGGTTGTGGCATGTTGTACCGGCATTCGTTGGAAACATGTCCCAACTGTTTTAATCCCTCAGAGTACAGTATTGATATGGGCTACGATCCTAGACATTATATTTACGATATTGAAACCTATCCGTTAGTGTTTACGTTCAGTGCTTTGCATTGCGCTACGGGTGCGCGTTTCCGATATGAAATTAGTTATCGCCGGAATGATAGTCGGGATTTAATTCAGTTTTTAATTCACCTACATACGCAAAAATCGGTGATGATTGGTTTTACTAATGGTGGTTTCGATTACCCGGTAATACATTACATTATTGAAGGTGGCGGTAAACTCACAGTCAGACAGATATTTGATTTCGCACAAGCAATTATTGATACGCCTTGGAATGACCGTTTTAAAAATGTGATATGGGAGTCGGATAGATATATTGAACAGATTGATTTGTTTCTGATACATCATTTTGATAATTCAAATCGTTCCACATCATTGAAGCAAATAGAATTTGCAATGCGTTCTGATGATATTCAAGACCTACCTTATAAACCCGGCAGCGAATTACAACCGGATGAAATCGATAAACTACTAATTTATAATGATTTTGATGTTGATAATACGTTTAAGTTTTATAAAGTATCAATTCCAATGATTGAGTTTCGCGAAGGTTTATCGAAAAAATATGATAAATCGTTTATGAATCACAATGATGCTAAGATAGGTAAAGACTTTACGATAATAAAACTCGGTAAAGACCTTTGTTTTAATTATGACGACGGTACTAAAAAACCAAATCAAACACCACGCGATTCAATGGCGTTATGTAATGCAATATTCCCTTATATTAAATTCAATAACCCAGAATTTGAACGTATTCGTTTGTGGTTATCACAACAAATTATCACCGAAACCAAAGGTGTGTTCAAAGACTTAACTTGTATAGTCGATGACTGCACCTATAAGTTTGGTACGGGTGGTTTACATGCTAGCGTATCTGGTCAAACAATATATACCAATCATGAATATGTAATTATTGATGTCGATGTAACAAGTTTTTATCCTTCGGTCGGTATCGTCAATAAAATATATCCAGAACATTTAGGTATCGGATACTGCAGTGTTGTTGAGGAATTGAAAGCAATTCGTTTGACCTTTCCTAAGGGTACAATGGAAAACGCATTATATAAACTCGCACTTAATGCCGGGTTCGGCAATAGTAACAGTGATTTCACTCCTTTTTATGACCCTATGTATACAATGATGATTACAATAAATGGTCAGCTATTATTATGTATGCTAGCTGAATGGTTATTGACCGTATCCGATTTAAAAATCATCCAAGGTAATACAGACGGTATCACTTTTCGTTGTAAACATTCGGATGCAGATAGAGCGCGTGATATCTGTAAACAATGGGGGAAGTTTACCTGTCTGAATTTAGAAGAAGTTATATACGATACAATATGGATAAAAGATGTAAACAGTTACATGGCATTAAGTGAGTCCGGTAAATTAAAGAATAAAAGCGCTTATGCTTGGCGGACGCGATTAACTAATCCTAATGATTGGAATCCTGATAATTGTCGAGACTGGCATAAGGATCACAGTGCATTGATAGTGCCGAAAGCGGTTGAAGCTGCATTAGTTCATGGTAAAGATGTTCGTCAATTTATTATTAATCATGATGACCTATTTGATTTTATGCTATTCGCTAAAGCACCCGGTGGTAGTCATCTCGAACTAAACGGTATCGAAATACAAAGACGATCACGATATTATGTAACTATCACCGGGGGATCGTTAATTAAAGTATCACCACCAACCGGGGTTATGGGTCACTACAAGAAAAACAATAATACATCGAAACAGGTTTACGCACAGTCAGATAACACTGTTCATAATCCTGAAATTCATACCAAGAATGAATCAGTACATAAGATTCGTCATATGGCGATAGAATCCGGCTGGCTTGTCACTGATGCTAATAATATGAAAAATGCTAACCGCAATATAATAAATTATGAATATTATATTGCGGAAGCGATGAAACTAATTGAGGTGGTAACGTAATGAAAGATGAATTAAAAATAATTAATGATTATGTTGATCAAAACTTACAATGTGAGTGTAATGGGTCTTACCGATGCCGACGTTGTATTGTAACGGAAATAGCAAAAGTGAATAATTTTTTAATGACAGTCAAACATAAAAAAAACCCTTTAATACATAACATGTTATATGTTTTCAAACATTTAGTTGAAAGTGTCGAGTTTGATATAAAAGCTTTAAATATAACAAACTCAATAAAAAATATTGAAAAGGATCATTTTATTAAAGAAGCCGAAAAATAACTATCTGCAACAATGTCTACAGTATCCGCCGATCCTATACCATCAATATTTAGACGTACTTTAACAGTGTCTCCTGCATCAAGATCAACTAACTCACCACCTCCCCAAGTCAATTCACCAGCTATCCCTGTATCTGTGGTTTTTGTGGCTTGGGTAAAAGGGTCTCCCCTATCTATAATGTAATTTCTATTAGAAGTTATAAATGTCAGAGTTCCGTCTTGTAGTGTTGTATCAGTTATACCAGCCATTTTAACAGAAGTATTTAATTGGTATTTACCCGTTACAGGTGCTTTAAACGTTGATATACCATCGAAGTTTCCAAAGTCTATACTTGAAATATCGTCGGTATCCCAATCATTATCAGTACCACCAGCGAGAGTGGCGGTTACCGTCGTGGCTGTATTAGCCGTGATAGTTCCTGAACTACCATCCGAAATATTAGTTACAGTAAAACCTATCAATTGATTCACTGTATAAGATTTACCGGAATTAGTTAAAACAGAAGCACCATCTGAACCTGTATGTTTTCCTATATCTTCGGCGTTATCAAAAATAACATTACCAAATATAACATCATATGATGTGGCGTTTCCGGTTACATTCGATTGGGCGTTGGAACTAGCTGAGAATGCTGTATTCAACCCTTTCTGAGTTGCCATTATGTTGACACCAAGCGGTACAGGCGTCGGTACGTTCTCTAGAGTAACCTCGGTGCATCCATCGAATTGACAAGTAGCACCTGCGGTTTCTGATAGGATATTTCTAAGAGTCAATCCTTCAACTCCACTCATATCAGTTACGTTATAAGCTAATTCTGTAAAATCTACTGTAGGCAATGAAAACCTAACGTTTCTTATAGTGATATCACTAATTTCTATATTTTTAGAATTTAATCCAGCTGTAACCATTGCCACAGAAGTATTTACACCTCTAATCCAATGTTGATCGGAAATTTTAACACCCTCTGAATTATTGATTGTGTAGAAAGCTCTTGGTGTTATTACAGGGGCGCTTATTTCAGAATTGTATCTTAAAAAACCACCTTCGATCTTAAGTCCTTTACAAGCGTTTATAAAGTAGTATGCACCCGATGTTAGTCTTGTTGAAAAAACTTCCATATCAAGATTGATTACGTTTAACCCAAGACATGATTGAAAGAGGACCATTCCAGCACCACCACCTTCTTCTCCATAAAGGCTTGTTATACTTACACCGTTTGCAACCTGAAAATGTGCTGAATATTGGGTAGAATCAGTGGCAGAACGTCCCATCTGTATACCAATAATTGTAGTTTCGAACGATTCAAAAACTCTTATAGATCCGCCAAATGTCGTATCAATATCACCAAACGAAATATTTTCTACATAGGAAGATGTAGCAGAGCTTAATTCAAACCCCCAGTGAATCTCTGTATTATTGCCATAGTTTAAAATGAGTAAGTCTTTAAACACGCAGTTACTAACATCACAAAATAAGGTGCTGGAGACTTTAGAATTATTATCAAGAGTGAATCCTCTAATTTCCATAAGAAACGGAGAAGGGTCTCTTTTGAAGGCTACTAGATTTGAACTTGTCGAGTTGTTTTTCAGGATGCTCTTTTGTGGGCCAGCGCCTGTAATACGAATGGGTCCGTCTGTTACCTCAATACTACATAAATAAGTACCTTCCAAAAATGAAAGGTCTCTCGATGCAACAATAGACGCTGCGACGGCAAAATCTACAGCAACATCGTCGTCCGTTACGCCGTCACCGGTTGCACCAAACATATGTACATTCCATTCTTGACCTGTACTTAACGCGTAACTAACCCCTTGCGAATCAAAAAAACCGTTACGATTCGCAAATAAAGTAGATGGGGTACTCGGGGTGGCGCCATCTCTATAGTAAATAGCGCTTCCTTTTGGGGGTGTAGTACTACCGGCCCAACCACCTATATTACTCGTTGTTTTAAGAATATCGATACCGATGAGATCACTAAGACTAGCATCCGAAATACTTTCAAAACCCATTGGAGTGTCATCAAGTGTATCTTCTAGAGTTCTATCCCGATAACCAATAAACTGACTGCCTGTAGTTACTTGATCTGCTAAAGCTGCAGATAAAATGCCTTGAACAATGTAAAACCGGCTCGCTATAAATGCGCCACTACCGATGAAAGGCAGCTGCGAAGGTTGAGGAGCATAAACAATGCCACTATCAGTATATGTTTGCGTAGCGTCAGTTACAGTACCACCCGGTGGCCATGCAATCGCATTTTTAAATAATAATGAATCAGCAATAACTTTACTTGGACTAGCTACTTGACGACCGTTAGGCGTTATTGCTGTGAAATCCGGTCCACCATTAGCCCAAGCGACAATGGCGTTTATCGCCGCTTCTGTGTCGTCAATATCTTGTTGTGTTAAGGCCATAATTTCTAACTCCTGGGTGTAGGTGTTGTCGTATCTGGAATATAAACATCTTCATCATAATTAAGTAATTTTACGTTAACATAGCCATCACTACCTGGGGCAATTGCTTGCACTAGATAATCGTTGGCTAAATGATTACTATCGGGTGCAAAATCATAAAGCGTACCCATTTGGATTGCTGACCCTTCCAGAATGTCACCACGAATAAAAATATTAAATGAAGGTAAAGACGATAATATAAATCCTTTGCTATCACCGGGAATCTCCGTAACGACAATAGGATTGCTTGCACCGCCGCTTTTATCACGTAATATAACAGTTGATGTTGTAAACCCTTGAAAATCTATATCGTCCACTGTCGTTACTGTCAGACCGTTGATTGCTTTTATTTCTCCATCCTGTGTTTTAAGCGTAGTACTATCAACATTACCTACACGCGCATTAGGAAAAGCAAGCAATGCATCTTCTAATATTGTTGTATCAACACTGGTTCTTCTCAATTGCAATATATTGAAATTAATAAGTCCTAAATTCCAAGCTTGATCATAATTTTTTACACCCGCCGCTTCTAGTCGTTGGGGGTTAGCGGGTGTACTTGATTCGGGAAAAACAATCGTTTCACCTTCACCGGTATTTTCATCTACCCATTCTAAAGATATACCATCAAAATCATTTGGTTTAAATAGTTTACGCGTTTTACTTTCGCTATCTGGTTTTTTAAGTCGCCGATTAAATGTGGTCGTTCTAATATTATTCAGTTGATCTCGACCGAATTTAATCACGTTTCCTTCTTGAAATTTAAATGATCGGCATGCACGTAAAGCTGTATTGACTTCATCATCAACAGGAGTTCTGGAATTACTAAACGAATAACAAAAACGCCCTAAAGCATCACCATAAATTACATCAGAATCTAAATCATCCTGAATATCATATAAACCTACTAAATCAATCTGGGCCAATGGTTTATTTCCCATGAATGAATTAGTCAGTATATCCACAACAGCATCAGCCATGCGTGCTGTAGGGGGTGTGGTTGTTGTCATAATACCAGTAGCTCGATTGAATGTAGGGAGTTTTCGAGTTACAACAGCATTAAATTTTCTTTCTTGAATGCTGGTAGCCTGTTCAGTGGCACGTGTCGTGACAAACCAGGTTGTTACATTACCAAAATTAGCGACAGTAACATCTTCGACACCAGCTAATCGAGTCCATTTAGTTTGTTCAGATAGACCTGCAACACTGATAGTATTGGTGCTTCGTAAAACGCTAGCCTCATAAATAATATTATCTCCAATAACAAGAGGGATAACTTTAAAGGTAAAAAACAAAGGATCAATGGTATTTTCTGTAATCTCTATCGGCGTATCTTCAGCTGTACCAATGGGCGATCCCCCACCATCAATTTGTTGCAATCTCAACGTTAAATTAATAGTAAAAAATTCACCTTCATTCTGCAATCCTTTAGGAAGTTGAATATCAAACCAAACTTGATCAGGATTACCGGGGACATTAAATGGACCAATTTCATTTGATTTAAATGACTGCGAAACATATTTATTAGGGTGAGCAGATAAAACAGTAAAAGTAGTCTCGGTCACTGTGATAGTAAATTCAGTAACACCACCACCAATATCTGCTTGACTGAAACTACTAAACGTAAATGTACCTGCATTGATGACAGTATTAGTTATTGCTGCACTCGTACCGGTTTCATTAGTGAAAACAATTGCCACCTCTGTCACCGGATCAACGCATTTTAAAACACCCGATGATACAGTTAGAATTTTAGCGTTAACATTATTACTTGATGTTCCACTAATCTGAATAATATCTCCGATACTGAATACGCTCAAATTAGGTCCGGAACTTGTTATTTCATCGGCATTGGTCGCCGCAAAATCAATATCGGATGAACCTAAAACACTATCGACCGATGGACTACTAATATCAAATAACTCACTAGTAACCATTTCTTCAAAAGTAGCCATAGTAACGTCAGTACTTTTAATCGTACTTGAATCGGTAAAACGAGTTACAGCACTTCCAATATTGACCTTAGCAACATTAGGTCCGATAATGTCTTGTCCATTGACTTCATTTGATGCTGTTACGTCAAGTAATTGGGATGGAGCTGTGAAAGGTTCAAAAATTGTAGAAACGGTACCAGCTATACCGGCCAGGAGTGAATTGCCTGTTTTCTCTTCTTCGACAAGATATTCACCTCGACCAATACACATAAATTCATTTTGTACTTTCACTTGATTAATGAATTCAAAATAAGTTTTAGCTATTAAATCAGGAAATACTTTATTTTTTCCATAAACATCGGGTATGCGCTGTTGAGGTCTAGCGATATTTGTTTGTCCGGACAGATTATTATTAGGTGATTCGGTTGGTTGTTTAAATTCCGGTACACTTGGTATAGAAACTAATGATACGGCAACAACAGCAACGACCACGGCGATAATAAAAAGAGCAATAGTACCTTGTGGCGTATGAACAATAATAATATTATCATCATTATCGATAGGATAACCATTTGCTAATTCTTCTAATTTAATTTCATATTCCGGTGCCACTCTATCTTTAAAAATAGTAGTAGGTACAGCGAAGCCATTGGGACCGTATTCTTCAATAAGCCAGTCCCTTAATAATGTGTCATCTGCAATATAGTGGCGTTGAATATCACATATTCCCGCCGGATCGTTACAAACTAGAATCATATCTATAGTACTCTAATCTACAAAATGCTCTATTCAAAACTCTAACAGAGTGGATTGACGATACCATTTTTCCACCTTCATCAGGGGAGTGCAGTACGGAACCGTGACCAACGAAAACACCCATGTGGCCAGCCTTACCGGTGATCTTACTTATCATCACACAAACATCACCGGGGACTGGAATATCTACTTTATCCCATCTATTACTATGAGTTTCATCATTGATGATATTCGTTAATTCTTCGCCGAAAGCTTTAGAACCGTTATATTCATTCACAACGATATCATACACTTCACGTAACACCAGTATAGTTAATCCCCAGCAATCAGCACCGGAGATCGTATAACCTCCTTTTACCCAAGGTATCCCAACAAAATCGTTATATGTCACTAAGCGTTGGGAATCTTGACAGGGTATAGAATTCCCCACTTGATTTATTTGCAAGATCTGAATCCTCTGCAGTTATATTGTTTTTTGTATACCCTTCAAAATCAACGGTGCTAATTGAAAGATTTAATACTAATACTGGTTCGCTTGTATTACCGGAATAAAATTTCCTATAAATACATTCTACAGGTTTAAATGCATTTGCCGGTGTTATTAAATCAATTTGATTCTGTAATTCATCATTTGTTGCACCTAATGAAACCGTAAGTAATTGTACGCCATCCTGGTTTTCTGTCGGTTCGGTTATCACCATGCTCAATGGATTAAATGTAACTGTCGTACTCGCATTACGTGGCGCTGTTGATTCAAGTGTTAATTGAGCGCTAACAAAATCCTGAACAAATCGTTGAATACTAGCAAAATCAGGATGAAAAAATTCTAGCGTTCTAAACTCCCGTTGTTCTTCGGGCTTACTGGCAATAAATATTTCCCATTGGTCTAATGCTGTCATGAGTGATCAGTGCCATATTTTATGGTGTCGAATACATCCGGTAACGTTATATTAGCAAACTGAATTAAACCGTTTAATACAGGGAGTTTATTTTTATCCTCAACCAATGCAGCCAACAATAATAGATCATCAAATTGCGCTTCAGTATTTGTAATTTTCTCAACAGCCCGAAGCGTAGCAGTGACAGTAACCAATCTTCCTACTTGAGTTGCGGTATAACTGCCGATAAAATTACAATTGTGTTCTAAGATTCCTGCACTAACTGGTAGATCTATTGTGAATGCATTAACTCCTTTGTTTAATTCAAACTTAAACCAGTTTTCAAATACCTGAAAATCGAACGGAAAATATAACCAAGTCACATCGAAAAACGTTGGTACATCCAATGATAACAATCGATTGGTTGCCGGACCTATTTCGCTGTCATTGGTGCGAAACGCCGATAATTCACTAACCGATAACGTAGCAAGTGTAACGCCTTGTAAGGTAGGTGGATACTCAGCCATTACCTAATATTCCTTTCCATTTTAAACCCGCTATTAATTGCTGTCGCTGAAGGACCACGACCTTGACTCAGGCTAGTATTTACTCGATTAACGGCATTATCTTCGGCTCGTTTAATTCTGATATCAATTTCACCTGTGCTTAATGTGGTGGCGCTGATATCGAGACCGGGTGCTGAGTTATTGATGTTGATGACAACGCCCCCACCATCGTTAGCAGCATTTAACGGCATTACAGTGCCTGACTTGCTACCAGGCATCAAAAACTGTCTAGCGCCTTGCTGAAAGATCTCAGGACCACCACTTTCATTGACTGGATGCAATGCACCAGCAAAAGCAGGACCACCTGCTTGACGGCCACCACCTGAAAACGTTTGAGCGACAGCTGTACCGGCAACAATGCCAGCACTAGTAAAACCGAGTCCTTCTATCAACGCAGCCAAGGGAATACCCGCCGGACCTAATGCCAAGGCTTGTGCGGCTCCCTGTTGAGTAGAAACAATAATATTAGCTACCGCCAATGCTTTACTGGCTAAAAATGCAGCTTTACCTAATGCTGATTGTTCTTTCCCTGCAGCTTCTAACAATCCTAAAAACGCATCATTAAACTGCGATAAACTATCGAGTGCAGTTTGTTGTCGATTCTGTTCATTCTGTTTAAATTGTTCTGTCGCTATTCGACCACTTTCAACGAGTAACGCACGTCGTTCTTCTTCAGATACTTTAGTTAATTCTAATATTTTATTATTGCGTTCTTGGAGCTGATTTAAAATAATCTGAGTTTCATCACCCATCTGAGCACGAATTTTATCAGCACCGGATACCGGGATAATTTCAGGTCCACCACCACCGGCAACAGTTCGATCGGCGGTAGTCGGATCAATGACATCTCTAGCTTTTTTTCTGGCTGCTGATTCAATCTCGATAGCTTTTTTTCTGGCTGCTGATTCTTCATTAATTTTTTTAATTTTTAATTCAGTCGCAACAACCTCAGCTTGGGCAACTTCTTTAGATGCTTTAATTTGAGCATTTCTATTTTTATCAATGGATAATAGTTGTTCATCAAAAAATTCTTGTGAATTCCTACCAAGAAAATCCATCTGTCTATCCCATTCAACACCAAGCTTTTCAAATATTGCGACAGCTTTAATAATAAATATATCCATTTGACTGAATAAAACAGTAAAAATTGCGCGAAGTCTTACAGGAAATACGATGATATCATTAAGCCAGTCAGTTAATAGTTTTCGACTTTTAACCATATCAAAATTTAAGTCAGGAAAGAACGAAATGCTGAATACCTGACGGGAAACAGCTCTTATTGTTTTGAAAACTTCAAGAACTGATTGGGATGTTGTTAAGAAATCATTTCTCATAATTTTGCTAGCTGATTTGATATTATCAACTATTAAATCGGTAACACCTACCATATCATCGAAGTCTTGTAATGCTTTAGCTAATGTATTACTGAATTCTGTAGATGCCCTAGCGATAGTAATAGGTAAATTGATAAACCTAGCTTCTATATTATCAGTTTGTTCAAGAATGGCATTGAAGAATTGTTCAGCGCTAACTTGACCTTCTGTTACTGCTTTCTTAAATGAACCGGGTATCAATCCGAGACTTCTTTCGACCGCTCTAGCGACTTCTGGCATTTGTTCATTGATAGAATTTATTTCTTGCGCTGCCGATGTGAAGTTATTAGCAATCGCCTGACCTATTTGAATAGATGTACTAGTGATTTCTTGCCCGGTAGCACCACTAACAATACCAAGTTTTTGAATATTCTCGGTAAACTGTAATACCTGATCATTACTAGCACCGATGACATCTTTAACAAGAGAGAAACGTTGAAATGATTGAACAGTCCCGTCGATAGTTACTCCAAGATCATCAGATAACTTAATCAGATCACGAAAAAGTTTATTGGATTCTTTCTGCGATTTAGTAAGATTGTCTACACGACCCCTCAACAACGTCATGTTATCAACCATTCTTAACGCACGTCTTAAAACTTCTAAACTAAAAGCGGCTGTTATAGCTCGACCTACAGTAACGAAGCTTTTAGTTACTTTTTTATTAGTATCTTGAATTTCTTTCTGTTTACGCTTGAGCTTTGAGGTATCAGCATTAAAGTCGTAAAACAGACTGCCCAGTTTCAACGTCATTATTCAACCCCTAGTGATTCTTTTAACGCATCTAATTCTTCTAGATTCATCATTTCTGGGTTGGTACCTTCGTCGCGCAACCCTAGTTTAAGATTGTTGGAAGCCCTAATAATTTGATACTCATGCATTGAAAGATCCCAAAAATCATTAGGCTGTATCCCCATAATAATGCATGATTTCTGAAACTCTTCGATCGGGAAACAACTAAATCGTTCAGCAGGCTCTGAACATTCTCGTGTCTGTCCAGGGCGTTTTTTTTTAAGTCACCAATCATTGCGTGGCTTAATATATGTTGAGCCAGAATTCCACACTCTTGTAAACCATGGCGAGTGATTAAATCTTCAATAGTCGCTTGAATATCTTCTTCCGCCATATCGTCAGATTCAATATTGTCGCGTTTACGTAAAGAAGCCATCAATACATTTCGAATATGTTCTGGATCTAAATGAGCAACATGTTCGGCTATAGCGATTGGATCAACCGGTGACATTTCTTTAAGCGACATTAAAAAACCGAAGTCGCCTTTAAAAATATAAAGTTCGTCACCACTATTGACTTCTTCAAAGCCCTGGGCTTTATTGCGCGACATTAAGCACCGCCAAAGTAATATCAGCCTCATCATCATATGTCATCGTAGCAAGACCAGCACTTGATAGATGACTAGCAGGCACAGCGAATTGTGCGTCACCTGATAGTGGCACAGTGACTACAATATCTGGTACAGCAAGGCTACCGGCTTGGGGTGTGATTATAGGGTCAACGACAGCGGCAACCGTAATCGTTCGAGCCGAACCTATGTTTGCATTTTTAGCAAAAACAAAAATACCGTTGAAACTATCAAAAGTATCACCACCTGCTGTTGCAGTGGAAAATGTTTTTTGACTCCCGGATTTATCGACTTTTTGAGCAGCAATTTTAGCCATGATTATTTAATCCTTGTTTAAAAGACCGGATAACCGGCTTAATTCATTAGCGAGGCGCGCTAGGGTTTTTTGTACTTCAGCCATTGTTACTTTAATTTCAGTATTTGATTTATCATTGGCCTTGACCATTTCAGAAACACCTCTAGCGTCAACTTGAATTTCAGTTAAAATTGTACTTAGATCATTATTTCTGGTGTGAAAACGTTTACGCAAATCACTCAATTCTCTTAGAATATATAAAACAACTGTAGTAACTAAGCTGATGATTGACCCTAAAATCCAAAAAATAGTACGATCATCCATACTCAATACCTTACGTATAAGTGATTTCACCTTCATTTTGAAATGCAGCGGTGAAATTAACAAGATCATTAATATCTGCGCTTTTCTCAAACGTAGTAATAATAAAGGGTCCTGACCACGAATCTTCACTATCTCTAAAACGTAAAGTAGCCACCGGATTAGAGCTGTTGGCTATTGTCGCTAACGTTTTATAAGCGAGATGTGTAGCATCAGATCTTGTATCGACCACCCCCGAACCGTTAATAGTAAGGGTGCCAAATCCGGTGAAACAGGCTTCGGTCTCATTACTAGTATCTGGGGTACTTGCGCTGGTAGCGTCGGCCACCGGATTATCCCGATTGATTGACCGGGCATTGAAACCACCTATAATTTTAAAGACTCCAGCGTCAAATAATTCTAAGAGTAATGCGCGACCTTTGATAGTGTTAGACATTTAACAACCCTCCTAATCTGGGTTTCTGAATGTTACATAATTCATAGTATAGACGTATCTGTCATTCTCATCACGTCCTATCCCGGTGGGGGTGCTTACCGGATCGAATCCTAAATAATCAGTACTGTTGATCGTAAGCAACGGTGGTTGTTCTTTTAAGAAAACATCAATTGCCCTTGCCTTACTAAATACAGCAGTTACTGATTTCTGTCTACCACCACGTTGTAAAACTTGGAATGCTGGTTGTTCATATTGATCTTTATCAACAGTATCCGGGCCAGATGTATCAATAATTAATGTTTGTATATCGGTACTATCTTTACCCCATTCACCAAAAAATATATCTGTACCTTTGGTGCCGAAACCATTGGCCGCTAATAAATCTGCGATATCCTGAGAAACCGCATTAGCCATTATCGTTGCGCTCGTTTCTTAATGATATTAATTAATGTCCTGGTATTCTCAAAAACAGCACGTTGTAAAAATTTGGACCCGGTATCCGGTGTGGTGAATTGGTTTGTATCCGGCATCTCATGAACAAATGGCGCGTATTTGGCAGTGAAGCCTACGCGGGCCTTATCATCCTCAACACTTGTAAACGCACTACCACGTAGAACACCATGTTCTTTGGGTGTTATGGGTATGGCTTCACCAATGATAAATATCATGGTAGCTTTCAAACCGCGACTAATATCACCTTCAATCTTGGCGATCTCGCGGTTTAGATTGCGCATTAGATTACGCTCACTGCTTCTACGTAGTTTAACGCTCATAACAACGCCACCTTCAAAGTGGTTCCGCTGGGGGTGCTCTTAAATCCTCTCACCTCTTCGGCGTCGGCAGTAGGCTCCGATGATGAGGATTCCCCAATAAGCACCATCGAACCCACCGCCAACACTGTAGACCTACTGTAAACCGATGCTTTGCTTACATTAAGTTGTCCTTTATCATCTCGAAACTGAGTATTAACCAATGCGTGTCTCGATGGTGCCGTTGTTCTGGTCCAGGTTTTACCACCACCGCCATCGTCGGTCGCTTCATTCCATATTGTAATGGTTTCCGGTAAACGGAAGCTACCTGACATTAGCAAGTACCCCCGAAGAATCCTATAGAGGCAGGTTCGGCATTAAGATTACCCAAACAACCACCCATTAACATATTGGCCATTTGACCATAAGAGGTTCCTAAAATAGCATCGCCTTCAATATTAGCCACTGCAAATTTTTGTGACCAATTTTCAAATTTTTCTTCGCTTATGACTTTGCCACCACCATCTTCACCAGCACCCGTAGTGGTAAGTATGTGC